TGCATCTTATAAAAATGATTCTTACCTTTTGGTGTTGAAATCAAAAGAACCTTTTTACCTTTTACTAGGACCGTAGCACGTAGGACCTCGGTCCATGCCTTTTCATCCATAAAGGCAAACTCGTCACAAACTAAGTAATCAAATGTAAAGCCTCGAATGTTATCATATCGCTCCGCTGAAAAAAATTGAATTGTTGAACCTGTAATATATTCTATAATTAACTCGGATTGATTAACCTTTCGGTATATCTCCATTCGCTTAGCAAATGCCTTAAACGTTTCTTCAAATACTTTCTTTGATTGTTTGTAAACAGGACTTACCCATGCTATCTTAGAGCCTTTATTATTTAAAGCCCAAAATAACATTTGATTCAACGCCAATAAAGTTTTACCGAACTGCCTTCCTATATTGATAACATAGTATTTTTCAGTTCCGTTATTTATTGCATTATGAATTTTCCTCTGATTCTGATGTGGGTTGTATAGGATTGCTTTCGCCAAAGTCTGCTTTAAATTTCATGTTTCCTGTTATCTTCACATCCTGCTGCTCTATGTAACCTCGTTTCTTTGCTTTACATTTTAAATAGAACATAGTTGATAATGGATTGCCTTTTTTTATTTGTTGATGCAATGCCGATTCAGCAAAGTCCAAAGCTACATTGTCAATCTCTTTACATTTACGCTTATACTCTTTATCTTTTTTTAACCAGTCATAATGAGTATCACGATGTATGCCTACTTCTTTACAAGCACTTGAAACGATGTTTAAATGCTTTTCTAAGGCAATTAACATGCGTTCCTTTAATATGTCGGAATTTGACGCCATTTTCTTTTATAAAGTACCAATAAATCTATCTAAATACCATTTAGCTTTTTCCAAGTCCTCTTTAAGTTTAGTTTTGTCTTTCTTACCTGCTCTACTTATGTACTTTATTACATTGCCTAAATGAAAGTTAAGTTCCCATGCTTCAATTACTTTTATAGCTTCGTAGGTGTTTTGTTTACCTCCGTAGTGTTCAGGATTATTTACTTGTTCCATCTTTGATTGTTGCTAGTAAAAATTCAAGTAATTGTCTTCTACATTCGCTGCAACCTAAGTTAAAAGGTTTGTTACCTAATTTAATTGCTATTTCATTTAATTCAGTCCAGTTAAATGTTGGTGAATAGTTTTTACCCATTGATTCCCAATTTAACAAAGATTGTTTTATTTCTTCTGTCATAGATACCTATCATTTAATCGTTCAAAGAGAGAAGCTATTAATGCAAAGGTAAAAGGAATAGTCAATAAATCAAAATAAGTAGTAAAGTTAATTATTTGATAAATTAAGAAACTCCAATAAGTTAAACATAAAGGACATGTAAATGGTTTACGGTGTAACCAAATAGGTTTAGGGATGAACTTTGCTATTATGTATGTAGTTGCTAGTAATTGTATCATTGAATGTTAAAACCTTTTATGTTTATTTCAGGTATTTCATGCTTTGTGCTTACAATAGTTGCCCATGCTCCATCAGTTATTAAGTTTCTTCTATAAGGGAATAAATGCCAAATCTTGTCTAACATATATCCGTATGCTGCTGGTTCACTATCGTGAATAATCATGTAATCACAATTATCTTTTAACTTTTGAATGTCAATGTATCTTCTTTCTCCTGGTGAGTGGTCAATTAATATAACAGAGTATTGTTCGTGGTTAATTGAATCCCAATCTGTTACATGATTAGCTTGATATTTATCTGCCCATTCTTTTGAGTAGTCGTAACTTATTAATTTACGCTTATCTGTTTTAAGGTATTGTTTAAGATAAGGTGTTGAGCCTTCGCCACATCCCATCTCTAAAACAGGTTCTGTTTGTCCTTTAGTTTGTTTTAAAGCCCACCAAAGTAATGGTCTGTGATTGTCCCAGTTCTGTACGTTTTCAATAAATTTACTCATTCTGTTTTACTTAATATGTTTATAGCTGCATCTAAATTAAAAGGTCTTACCATGTGAGCGTCTATTGGATTTTCTGTGTTTATTGTTTCTGCCCAATTAAATCTATCTATTCTTCCGAGTGCAAGTCCAAATCTATTTTCACGACCTCTTAAAATAGAGTTTACATTTTCTTTTTTTAATTTTTCTGTTATTATATCTTGATCTACTTGCCACCATTGTTCCCAATTATCACTACTTGCTTGTTCGTATTTATCCAATAGGCTTTCTATTTGTGGCATAAGTTCTCCATCTGTAATATTCATTATTCGCTTCCATTGGTTACTATGCATAGCAATATAACAAATAGGATAATGTCCGTAACCTGTTAAGTCATGCCCATAACAAGTAATTTCGGTTTCATTTGGATGCCAATAGTCAGAACATGGCATCATGTCCCCATCTGCAGTCATTATAAGACCTTCAAAACAATAAGCACCAAATAAACGTGATACCTGGACCAATGTTTCATCTCTGTACTTACTTTTACCTTCTAAAAAGAAAAAGTAATTATCATTATCATAAATAGCTTCAAATGTTTTTGGATTACCTCTTAAAAAACAAATTACTTTCCATCCTAAATTATTCCATGCTTTACAAACAAATGGAATGTATTGATAATAATCAGGATTATCATTTGCGCTTACTACAACGTATTTATTCATTTGCCCAATAAAATATGTGTTTATATTCTTTTTCTAATTCTTTGTATTCGTCTTTAAATTCATCGTATCTGTTTAAGAACTTAATCATTGGTGCTTCATACCATCCTGCTGCTCCAATATGACCACAAGTATCATTTGTTTGTCTGTAAACCTCATTTACATTTTCCAATGGTTCATCATTAAATGAATTTCTGTAACCACTTAGAAATGTGTTTGGCATTCCTAAAATATAGTGTTGTAAAATACTTTCAGTTCCATGAGCTGCATAAATAGGATATAATTTAGCATTCAATGTCTCCTGGTCTGTTCCTTTATTATTGTAATCACGATTATCTAAAATGCTTTCAAAACTTTGAAACTTATCTCTAAAATGTTTAGTTAATCCTATCATGCCACCCATCAAAGGTATATTATGAGAAACTGAATCTGTAATTGCATGAACTACTTTTGGTGAGTTTTCCCATTCTTTTACCATTTGAGCCTCACGATATGTTAATGGACTATCTGTATCTCTGCAAATAATTCTTTCTACATTATGCTCAAAAATAGGTAATAACCGCCATAACATAGCCTTGCATAATGGTTCAGTAGGTAATACTTTAAATACTACATTGTACTGTTTCCACCTATTAAATAAACTTTCAAACTGCTCAAAAGTTTTTTCATCAACACATATATGAATCTTCCAGTCAGGATAAATACAACGAGCGAGACGAGTGTTAATCCACATGCCACGAAGATAGGAGCTAAAATCAAAGCAATTATGTTCTCTCTTACCATAGCCAAAAAGTGCATAACTAATATATTTCATTTGTTTGATATGTAATTATAGTAATAAAGAACTTCATCAATATAGGTTTCTTTTTTCAAAAGTCCACTTTTATTTATTTGTGTTGCCCAGTCTGTATCTTCACCAAAGTTTATTTCAGGAAACTTAAATTGTATTGCTATTTCTCTTTTAATAACGTTTAAGTGATTAGGGTATCTTTCGTAAGTTATAATACTAGAAGTAGTTTTATATTCGCTATATTTTATAGAATGTTCAAAAAATTTAGGAGCTTGTCCATCCATTGTAATAATTCCTTTTAGACTTACACAATCAGGTTTATTCTGTAATGCTTTTAAAACAAGTCTTAAATAATTATTTGCTATTTTATCATCATCATCAATAAAACATATATACTCACCTTTTGCAGTAGCTAACAAATCATTTCTTTTTTGTCCTATTGTTTTTTCATTTTTAGGTGCGTTATCTGTTATAACCTCAACTAGACCAAATGCATTTTGCATTTCTATCTGAAAATTGATTTCAAAAAATAGTTTACTAAATAAATTAGAACGTTCAGGTAATGTCGGTATTAAAATAGATAGCTTCAAATGTTGTGATATTTTGGCTTGTTTATTATTAAATGATCCTCTAAAAAATAGTTTTCTGATTTTCTGTATTTGAATAAATGGTAATCGCTTTGCCACATTTCTTGACTTTCTGTTTTTCTGTATTGTTCATCGTAATCAGCTAAACCCCATGCAGGGTGCATATGTCTAAATAAAACTTTGCTATCACCCATATACTGATATTTGCCTAATAGGTGAGCTACTTCTGTAGCTTCAGCATCACACCATAAAGATTTGTAATCGGGATGGTAAATGTAACCAAAACGCTTATAATAATCGAAGCCCATTATACTCATTGTCATAATATTTGCGTGTTGATTACCATCTGTGTAATGAAGAACCTGGTCAAAGTTTCCTTTGAAGTCTTGCCTGATTATATTGTCAAAACCTTTAATTTGAAACTCCATGTCATCAGAAGTATTTATCAAAATATCCCATCCTTCAAAAATATCCATGTCACGATTAATTGCATCTATTTTATTTTTTGAAGTTCCTCTAACTATAAATACATTATCATCAGGATAACTAAAACCGAACATACTTTGGTCATCTTCATCAATGCTAACAAGTATAGTGTAGTTCATTGATTGACAAAGCATTATAATGTTTTGAATAGCCTTTTTTGCTTTCTCAGGCCTGCTTCTAGTAGCTAGTTTAAAAAGTATATGTTCGTTCACTCTGCAAAGTTATAAAAAATAGTTTCGCTTTGTATTTCCTTAATAAATACTTTTCTATTTTCTTCAATCAATTTATCTTTTTTGTAAGTTGGAATACTTGACTTGTGTTCTATTTCATAATCCATTGCATAAAGATATTTGTCAGTTCCTGTTAATTGTTGGTATGGTGCGTCAGTTAATCCTGCTTTGTATATTCGATTTGAATAACCAGCGTGTTCATATCCATACTGTCCATACTCTGAATTTAAATATCCTACTTTATTAAGGACTTCTTTTGTAAGATACATAAATACCCCACCACAATTATGAAATATCTCTAAATTGTTTATTATAGCTTTAATCGTGTGTTTTGGTTCTAAGTATAGCAAGTGATTATAACCTGATTCAATAAAAAAGTTTGCCCAATTAGATTTTACCGGGAAACAATCATCATCAAAAAGGAAAATGTGGTCGCAGTCTCTAAGGGTATATAAGTTTTGATTTTTTGAATAGGCAACACCTTTGTAGTGTACATCTTCGTGAATGTGCAGATGGTAATTAGCAGGTTTAAATTTTTCAAAGTATTCTAACCATCTATCAACGTATTCTTTGCGATTAGGGGTAGTTGTTACGCCAATACCGATTTTAAAATCTGTTTCCTTACTTCTGTCCATTTGTTTAAATTATAATGTTTTTCAATATATTTTTGTAAACTTTCTCCGTATTCCTTTCTCATTGATTCATATTTGCTTAGGTTTCTTATTGCCTTATACCATCCATTGATATCATTATTCTTTAAAAATATTGCTGTTTCTTTCGGAAAAATATTGTAAGGTAGTACATCACTAACTATTGCAGGATTACCATGTAAACCAGCTTCTAATAGCTTAATTTCGCTTTTACATTCAGTAAATGAATTTGATTGTAAAGGGATTAAAGATACATCAGTTTCATTATATGCCTTTCCGTAATCGTGAACAGGTAAGCTGTAAACTCTTTGATATTTGTCAGATAAAGTTCCACAGCTCATTACTTTTTCGTAGTAGTTATAGTCTGCATTGTCATTATAACCACCTAAAACAAATTGAATGTTTAAATCATGCCTTAAGGCTTTACGGATAGGCATTTCTAAGATTGAAATATCTTCTTTATGGAAAATTCCTGCAATGTAGCCAAATCTAACTTTATCGCTTTTAGTCTTGTTAGGTTTCCATTGTTCATCTTCGTGGTCTAAGCAGTTAGGTATAACCTCAACATTTTTGTTATATTTTTTAATCTTAGATGCTAGGTGTTTTGTAGTTGTGATTACTAAGTCAACATTTTTAAGAATTTCAACTGTTTGGTCAGGGATGTTGTGAATATCGTAAAGTCTACTTAAATAATGGCTTTTAGGCAATGTCCAAATATCGTCAATATCGAATATCACTTTAATTCCGAGTGAATGATACTTTTTAATTATTTCTAATGATTTGCCACTTGTATCAATTTCTCTTTGATAAACTACTGCTGAATACTGTTTTATTTGTTCATCAGTTGCTGCATCTAAATCGGGAAAAACATCGCATTGAAAGTCAACCATGTCGGAGACTTTTGAGAATGGAACGATTAATCGGTGAAATGATAACCCATTTAGGTTACCCATATTCGCCTTTATCAGAATTTTTTTCATTGTGCTGTCGTTTGAGTTTGTCTTT